ATTAGAAAAATATTCTAGTTCTAATACTATTATAACATTGTCAGCACTAAGTCCTTATGAAGTTAACAATCCAGACTTAACATATAGAATAACCGGCTCAGGTAGTGCAATTATATTACAGTCCGGCGGCGGCGCAGGCGCTAAAAAAGTGCTAACAGCATACGAAACTGGCAGTAAGCAGATTGAATACTTTATTGATAATATTGATATTGCAACAATTATGATGCCTACAACAAGAACACGTACTACTAATGCTACTATGATCGGCTTTGATATTACTGAACCTTACAGTATGGGATTATTTTATCAAACACTTCAAGCTGCTGTAAAGCAAGCAAACGGTGATGATTCTTCATATAATAGAGCTCCTTTTTTATTAAGTATTAAATTTGTAGGTTACGATGACGATGGTAATATTATACCAACAAACGAAATAAGGCACTTTCCAATTAAGTTAATTAATTCCTCTTTAAGAGTTGACCAGGGCGGAAGCCATTATGCTGTTAGAGCAGTAGCATGGAATGAAACAGCATTATCGGATGAAATACAAACTGTTAAAACTGATGTAGTATTAACAGGTGATAATATGTTAACATTGTTACAGACAGGAGCACAAAGTTTGTCATCAGTTCTTAACGAACGATTGTTAACACAAAAAGATAAAAAACAAATTAAATCACCAGATCAATATGTATTTTTATTTCCAAAAGAGCTGTCAACATTATTAACTAATGAAGAAGGCGCAGCTACTACAGAAGAAGAATATATGCAAAAGTTATACGAAAGTATTAGTGGCTCCGATGAGAAAGTACCTGCTAACTTTGAAGAATTTAGAGAAAGAATATTAGCAATATCAGCCGGCAAAAAACAAACAGCAACAGAAGAGGCTGTTAAAAAACAATCAGAATCTCTTGACAACGCAAACGATATTGGTAAAGCTAAAATAACAGGAAGTTTTATTGATCAAGGTGATGTTCCGTTTGGGCTATCTAAGTTCACACACGATAAAGAGAAAAAAGTTTTTAGAAGCGACAAACTTTCGATTAGTAATAAATTTAAAACTTTTACTTTTGCTAAAGGTGCGTCAATTGAAAGAATAATAGAAGAACTAGTTTTATTAAGTGACTACGGTAAAGCAATATCCGCATTTACTAAAGAAAATTCTGAAGGTGATATACCGTGGTTTAGAATTGACACACAGGTATTTCTAAACGAAGACCCTGAAGCTGTGACAGCAACCGGAGAACATCCCAGGTTATTTGTATATAGAGTATATCCATACTTTGTTGATGCTTCTATTTTTAAAGCTACAAATGCACCTGCTACAGGAATAAAAGCAAAAACAAAAAGAGTTGTTAAAGAATACAATTACATCTATTCTGGGTTAAACAAAGATATATTAAACTTTGATATTACACTTGATAATGCATATTATAAATCAATATCTTCAGATATCGGTGAAGGTTCAGCTGCTGAAAAGTTATCTACTGTAGATTCTGCTAAGCCAAATGATTCGGTAAAAGTTAAAACAGCTGACGGTGTTGGAGACGTAAAAAGTGACTCCGGGTCGTCACAATCAAGACAAGCTGATAATCAAGACAGCGGATTTTCAGGCGGTGGCAGAGGAACTAATACTACGGCCGTTAGAATAGCAAGAGACTTCCAAGAAGCACTAGTAAACTCAAATGTTGACTTAATAAACATTGAAATGGAAATTATGGGAGATCCATTTTTTCTAGCAGATAGTGGTCAAGGAAACTATTCAGCTTTACCTAATCCACTATTTAAAAAATCACTTACTATTGATAATACTCCGTCACACGAGCAATACGAAGTATTAATGAAATTAAATTTTAGAACTCCTGTTGATTATAAATCAGGCGATGCCCAAGATGGGTCTATGGAATTTCCAAGCGATACTCAACCAGTAAAAGCATTTAGTGGATTATATAGAATTTTCCAAGTAGCAAATTTAATTCAGGGTGGACAATTTAAACAAACATTAAAAGCAATTCGAATAGCTAACCAAGAAAATGATACTGGAACATTAGGAACACCAAATTCCGAAACAGTAATTAAAGAAGGCAGTAACGAAACATCGTTAAGTGGCGAAGGATCTAATAAGATAGGGGCGCAATAGAATATGGCACAAGAAAGAAGATCAGTATTACCAAAGGCTCCGATGAATGCAGGACCGTACGAAGCAATAATTGTAAGCCATCTTGATACTAAATTTATGGGTTCTTTACAAGTCGAATTACTAAAGAATTCATCATCTGGTAACCAACCAGAGCGTACTGGACAAGTTGTTACAGTTTCTTATATGTCGCCTTTTTATAATAGTACTCCGTTAAACGGAAATAATAAAAATGACACCTACCAAAACACGCAACAAGTATCAGGGTTTTGGGCAGTTCCGCCTGACGTAGGAACTAAGGTTATGGTAATATTTGTTGAAGGCAATATTAGTAATGGGTACTGGATTGGATGTATACAAGACGCATATATGAATTTTACAATTCCTGAATCTCGTCCTGGATCAAAGTTTAATAATGAAGATCAAGAACAGAGATTGCCAGTCGGAGAATTTAACAAAGCTGTGCCTGGTGTAGTTTCAGGAAATATACCAAGTACATATTTAAAACCAGTTAACAAAGATTTTGAAATTACACTCGGTGCTCAAGGGTTACTTAGAGACGAAATTCGAGGACTATCAAATGCAAGTGCAAGGCGTGAAGTTCCTAGCATGGTATTTGGTATGTCAACTCCTGGACCGTTAGATAAAAGGGACGGTGCACCTAAATCACCACAAGGGGTATATGGTGCTAAAGATAATATACATTCAGCAAGACTAGGAGGAACTTCGTTAGTATTTGACGACGGTGATGATAAACTTTTAAGAAAAAGTTTTGCTAGTTCGGGCCCATCAGAATATGCAAATGTATTACTTGACGAAACAGACGGATTGCCAACTATACCATTTAATGAATCTGTAAGGTTGCGTACTAGAACAGGCCATCAAATATTATTACATAATTCAGAAGACTTAATTTACATAGGTAATGCTAGAGGTAGTTCCTGGATTGAAATGTCTTCTAACGGTAAAATTGATATCTTTGCAGATGACAGTATATCTATTAGAACTTCAGTTGATTTAAACATAAGTGCAGACAGAGATATCAATATGTCGGCAAGTAGAGATTTTAATGTTAATGCTGGCAGAGACTATAAAATGACAGCGGCTGTAAACAGTGATGTAAAAATTGGTGTTAACAGTAAAATTGATGTTGGTGCAGATTTAGATCAGTTTGTTGGCGCTAATCAAAAATTATTTGTTGGAGGATCAGGAGACTTAATAGTTACTGATGCTCACTCTATAACAAGTAACGCAACACTTGATATTCTTACTGTAGGTGATAGAAAAGATAAACAAGCAAACTTAGATCTTAATACGCCAGGATATAATTATTTTACAGCCGAAGGCGATACACAAATATTAAGCGGCGGAAACCATATCGAAACAGCGACAGAAATACACATGAATGGTCCAGCAGCAACTTCGGCGGCAGAAGCAACAGAAGCATCTCAAGCATTAGTAGCAGCGCCTGCTTTATTCCCTGTTAGAGTTCCACAACACGAACCATGGTTAGGACATGAAAGTTTAGATCCACTAACATTTACACCAAGTAAAACTAATCCTATTACATCACCTAGTCCTACATTAAGGGAGTCAACTCCACTAGTTAATGATGCAAGAGACGAACAGCCCGTAAGTGGCGAATATAGAAAAACAGCAAACGCTGATGGTCCACAATCAGTAGTTCCAGGAGAAGTAGGTCCAGTTGGCGATCAACCTGCTAAACCTGTACCAATAACAGACTTACAGCAATACTTCTTAAATCAACTTATAACAGCACTTGGTCTTGATCCTGCATCTTGCTTAAACAGTGCTAATCCTAATAATAATCCTGAAGGAGTAACAGCAGGTAATGCAGAATACCTTGCAATGGCAATGGCACAGCCTCAAGCAGAGTGTAGTTTTAAACCTAGAAGTGAAAACTTAAATTATAGTGCTAAACGATTACGTCAAGTATATCCAAGTCGTGTTAAAACAGACGCTTTTGCACAAGAACTTGCAAATGCAGGCCCTGCGGCAATTGGTAATACTTTATATGGTAATAGATACGGTAACGCTCAAAATGAAGGTTACAAATATAGAGGTCGAGGACTAATACAGTTAACATTTAAAGGCAATTATGAAACATACGGAAAGAAAGCTGGAACACCGCAAATTGTAGATAATCCTGATCTAGTAAATGATCCTATCATTGCAACTAAAGTTGCTGTTGCTTATATTAAAAGCAAAGGTATTAGTCCAGCAGAAGCTAGTTTTTCGGCATTAGGTGAATCGTTTAGAAAGGCTGTAGGTTATGCTAATCAAGGCGGAGCAGAAACAAGCAGACGTATTGGTATAGGAAAAGGATTTTATAGCAAGATAGTTAATGGCGAACTTGTTCCACAAGCATCATTAACTACAGAGCCCGCAGGCACAAATATTGAAGCCGGTAAGCGGGTAGACGAACCAATATCTGCTCCTGCAGCTGGTCCGCAATAGTAGGTAAATATAGACATGAGTACAAAAGAAAAAAAATTATATAAAACAGTAGAAGTTAGTACAAATAAGAAGCCACGAGCTGTAGTAGAAAGCAGGGCGTATAGAGGCATATCAACGACTAATCCAGAGAACTCTACTAATACACTTTATGATATTGCACTTATTAAACAAGACCTTATTAATCATTTTCACATACGTCAAGGTGAAAAACTAGAAAACCCCGAATTTGGTACTATTATATGGGACGTACTTTTTGAACCTCTTACAGAAAATTTAAAATCTGCAATAGTAAAAAATGTTACACAGATTGTTAACTTTGACCCAAGAGTATCAGTAACAGCAATTGATGTAGTACCATACGAAAGCGGGCTACAAATAGAGTGTGAACTTACATATTTGCCGTATAACATATCTGAAAAACTACAGTTCAAATTTGATGAAGATAATGGACTTACATAACAGAAATAATATACGCACTTATCTAGATGTAATAAATACACTATAGCGAGGAAACACAATGTCGTCAACAGATAGACAAAATAAATTATTAATTTCAGAGGATTGGAAAAGAGTCTACCAGTCCTTCAAAAATGCTGATTTTCAGAGCTACGACTTTGACAATTTAAGACGTACAATGATTAATTACCTAAGGAAAAATTATCCTGAGGATTTTAATGATTACATTGAATCAAGCGAATACCTTGCATTAATTGATTTAATTGCATACTTAGGACAAAACCTTGCTTTTCGTGCAGATCTTAATGCAAGAGAAAACTTCTTAGAATTAGCAGAACGCAGAGAAAGCGTTATACGTTTAGCAAGACTACTTTCATATAATCCTAAACGTAACCAATCTGCTAACGGTCTTCTTAAAATGGAAAGTATTAGTACGTCAGAAGATATTATAGACTCTAACGGTAATAACTTAGCAGGGCAAACTATAGTATGGAATGATGTTTCAAACCAAGATTGGTATGAACAATTTATTAAAGTTTTAAATTCTGCATTACCGGCTAACGGTGTTGTTGGACGCCCAGTTAAGAAAGATACAGTTAACGGTATAAGTGCAGAGCAATATAGATTCAATGCACTTAATACAGATGTTCCGAACTTTGGCTTTACAAAAAATATTAGTGGACGAGGAACGTTATTTGAGTTAGTATCAACAAACATTGAAAGCAATGAAATTTTAGAAGAAGCTCCGCTACCAGGAAATAATTTTGCGTTTGTTTATCAAGATGACGGACAAGGCGCTGGCAGTAATAACACAGGATTCTTTTCACACTTTAGACAAGGATCATTAGACCAAGGTACATTTTCAATTAGTACACCAAGTACTAATCAAACAGTAAATCTTGATGCTATTAATGTAAACGATAGTGATGTTTGGTTGTATAAATTAGACACCACAGGTAACGAAACTGAACTTTGGAGTAAAGTTAATTCAGTTGAAGGTAACAATATTGTTTATAATAGTTTAAGTAAAAATATTAGAAATGTTTATAGTGTATTAACTCGAGTACAAGATAGAATTAGTTTAATTTTTAGTGATGGTGTATTTGGTACGCTACCTAAAGGAAACTTTAAAGTATATTATAGAGCAAGTGATAATAGAAGTTTTGTAATTAGTCCTGATGAAATGACTAATATAAACATTACTATACCTTATTTTAGTAAAACTGGAACAGAAGAAACTTTAACAATAGAGTACGAACTAAAATACACAGTTGATAATTCTGCTGAAAGCGAAAGCAATGACAGTATAAAATCAAATGCTCCATCTACTTACTATACACAGAACAGAATGATAACTGGTGAAGATTATAATGTTGCTCCGTTATCAGTAAGCCAAGAAATAGTTAAAGTAAAAGCCGTTAATAGAACATCAAGCGGCATTTCAAGATACTTTGATTTATTAGACGCTACGGGAAAATATTCTAAAACTAATTTATACGGAAAAGACGGCGCAATATATACACAATACTTAGATAGCAAAGTTAACTTTACGTTTACAACACGTAATGATATTCAAGGAACTATTAGTTCTACAGTTGAACCGTTATTGCTAGATCCGTCATTAAGAAATTTTTATTATACTAAATTTCCATTACAAGTAGTTACAGACTTAAATGCACAATTTGTACAAGTAACTAAAGATCAAAATATTTCTACAGGCTACTTAATGGACTTGCAAGGAGTAAAATATACATTATCAACATTTACTGGTAGTACATTAAAATATATACAACCAGGAGCAATGGTTAAATTTGTTTCGCCCGAAGGTTATCACTTTATGCCTGATGGTACATTGATGCTAGACGAGGTAGGAAAACCATTACACTCGGGCGCAACCAAATATATGTGGACTAAAGTTTCCGGCGTTAATGGAAACGGTAAGACCAATTATGCTGACGGTAGAGGTCCAATTGTATTTAATGATGTAGTTCCAGCAGCACCTGCAGGTACAAATGCATATCCGGTAATTGAAAGAATTATTCCAAAATTTGCAACACTACTTGATACAGATATTCAAACACAAATGATTGATCAAATATTCCAATATAAAACTTTTGGATTACGATACAGTGTTAGTGAAAATTTATGGCGCCTAATTACAGAAAGTAATTTAGATAAAACATCAGCATTTGGTATGGGCAAAACAGGCGATACTAGTAATCAACAACTTGATAATAGTTGGATGTTATTATTTAATACAGATGGCGAAACGTATACAATAACAACGCATGGTCAAAGATATGTGTTTGAAAGTGATAAAGAAATTAGATTTTATTTTGATAGTAGTGATAAAGTATTTGATCCACAAACAAATAAAATTGTTAAAGACAAAGTTAGAATTATGTCTATTAACACACAGCCAGGATCTACACAACCGTTTACAGTTCCGTTTGATTGGGAAATATTGCAAGAGTATAGAGATGCAGAAGGTTACGTAGATAGTAAAAAAATACAAGTAGGATTTTTTGATTCAGACGACGATGGTGTTGTAGATGACCCAGACATGTTTACACAATATGTTGGCGCACCTACAAACTTAGTTGATAAATTTGTAATACAACAAAAGTATACAAATTATGACGGCATTGATGATTATAAATTTGTAAGTTGGAGAACAGCAACTACAAAAATAGTTGCAACAGAAAATGATATTATACAAGCAGGGTTATCGTCGTATATTGATGGTACAGTGTTTTATATTGTAGATGTTGGGTTGTTTAAAGTATATAATGAAGAAGCTGAAACGTTAACACTTACAGTTGATTATAGAGCATATCCTGGAAGAGATAATATTATTTTCCAATATGAACACGCCGCAGACGAAAGTAATAGAATTGATCCAAGTAGTAGTAACATAATTGATGTTTATATGCTAACTAGATCTTATGATACATTGTATAGACAGTGGTTACAAGGTGCAATACCTTTAAAACCAGTAACACCTACGTCAGATAGTTTGTTTACAAATTACGGTAGCGAAATAAACAAAATTAAATCAATTAGTGATGATGTAATTTATCATCCAGTAAAATATAAACCATTGTTTGGAACATCTGCAAATACTGATTTACAAGCAACATTTAAAATAGTAAAAAATGTTGATAAAGTTGTTAATGATAACGAAGTTAAGGCAAATGTTATTTCGGCGATAAACAGATTCTTTGCACTTGAAAACTGGGACTTTGGTGAAACATTTTACTTCTCAGAACTAAGCACATATATTATGAACGAACTAGCACCTAACATTTCGTCAATTGTTATTGTTCCTAATAAAACAAATTCAGCGTTTGGTAGTTTGTTTGAAATTAAAGCAGAAGCAGATGAAATTTTTATTAACGGATCAACTGTTGCAGACGTAGAAATAATATCAGCGGTTACAGCTTCAAAACTTAAAGCGTCTGGTGCTGTAGTAACTGAGATCAACAATAATACTGTTACTTCAGTAGCATTAAGTAGTAGTTCAAGTAGCTCAAGTAGCTCAAGTAGCTCATCAAGTAGTAGTTCAAGCAATGGAGGCTATAGTTACTAATGGCATATGATAATGACCAGCAGGAATTCCCATTACCAAATAATGGTGAAAATAATAAAAAGAGTGTTGCTTTACTTCCTAAATATTTTAGAACACAAACAAATCAAAAGTTTTTAGAAAGTACACTTGATCAAATGGTGCAACCTGGTGTTGCAGAAAAACTTAACGGGTTTGTTGGTCGAAAAGAATCTAAAGCATTTGTAGCAGATGATTCGTATATTAGTGAAATTTCAGATAGTAGAGAAAACTATCAATTAGAACCGTCTTTAGTAATTAAAAATGAATTAGGTAATTATACCTTTAGAAAAGACTATATTGATTATATAAATCAAATAGCAAACTTTGGTGGTAATTCTCAGCGTCAAGATAGTCTTAATGCACAAGAATATTATGCCTGGAATCCAAATATTGACCTAGATAAGATTACTAACTTCCGTGAATATTATTGGCTACCAAATGGTCCACAAATTGTAAGTATAGCAGGACAATCACGTGGTGTACAAAGTACATACACTGTTGATCTTTTTAATAATGCAGATAACCTTGCTTATATATTTTCACCAGACGGACAAACACAATTACCGAGCATAACATTATATAGAGGTCAAACATATACTTTTGAAATTAATTCAGAAGGATTTCCGTTTACAATAAAAACAAAGAAAACACTAGATGCTGAATTTAATTATGATGACGGAGTTTCGCAACAAAATGTAGAAAAAGGAACAATTACATTTACAGTACAACCAGGTGCACCTGAGTTGTTATACTATGTTGCAAATAATGATATTAATAACGGTGGATTAATTAAAGTTAAAGACATTGACGAAAATACATTCCTTGATGTTGAATATGATATTATAGGTAAAAAGAACTATACTACTGTTAAAGGTTTAACATTATCAAACGGAATGAAAGTAGAGTTCCAAGGAAACGTTACTCCTGAAAAATATAGTAAGGGCGAATGGTATGTTGAAGGAGTAGGCGATAAGATTGCACTAGTCAGTGAAACTGATTTAGAAGTTACAAGTAGCTATGTTACTGACTTGTCAATACCTTTTGATACAAACTCTTTTGATAGACTTCCTTTTGATAATGCTAGTGGTTACACAAATATTAAAGATTACATTGTTATTAATAGAGGATCACCAGAAAGAAGTCCTTGGTCAAGACATAACAGATGGTTCCATAGAGATGTAATTGAAAAATCAGCGGCATATAATAATCAAGAAATATCAGTAGATCAAAGTGCAAGAGCATCTAGGCCAATTATTGAATTTAATACAGGATTAAAATTATATGCATTTGGCTCGCAAAGTAAAACTAACGTAGATTTAGTTGATACATTTACTACTGACATATTTTCAACTATTGAAGGATCAATAGGATATACTGTTGACGGAATAAAACTTGTTAATGGTATGAGAGTGTTATTTGCAGCAGAAGAAGATATTCGTCAAGCTGGAAAAATATTTAAAGTTTCTTTCATAACACATAAAGGAAACAGACAGATTTCGTTAATAGAGGAAACTGATTCGTTACCTGTTAATAATGAAACAGTACTAGTACTAAATGGTGTTAGTAACAAAGGTAAAATGTTTTATTACAACGGATCGTCATGGAATGAAACACAAGAAAAGACCAAAGTCAACCAACAACCGTTATTTGACTTATTTGACGATTCAGGTTATAGTTTAGGTGATACAAGTTATTATCCTAACACAACATTTACAGGAAATAAAATATTTTCCTATAAAGTTGGCACAGGTAGTAATGATAGTGAACTAGGATTTCCGTTAAGTTATAGAAGTATATCTAATGTTGGAGATATTGTATTTGATTTTAATCTATTAGCAGATACGTTTACATATACCGCTACAGAAATTAGCACTACACTTATTCAAAATAAAACAGACACATGTAACTTAAAAAAGTTTACAGATATTGATTCGTTTACATATGTTAATGCTTGGATCAAAGCACCTACTAACAGTAGTCAGTATGTTTTAAGACAATACACAAGTATAGACAATCAAACAGTTTTTGAAATTGATACATATGATCGAAGTGCTGAACTAACAGATTTAATTATAAAAGTTTTTGTTAATAACACCCTAAATTTTAAAGACACTAACTATACAATTGATACAACATCTCATAATGCAAAAGTAGTATTTAATTCCGAACTTGATGAAAATGACATTGTTTTAATCAAAACTAAGTCTGCAACAATTAAAAATAAAAACGGCCTATACGAAATACCAGCAAACTTTGAACGCAATCCAAGTAATGAAAATATTGAATCATTTACACTAGGCGAAGTTAATGATCATATTGGATCAGTAGTCGAAGAAATTAATAACTTTAATGGGGTGTATCCAGGAAATAGTAATTTAAGAGATTTAGGAAACATTGCTATATATGGTAAAAAGTTTGTACAGCATACTGGCCCAATTAATTTATCTTTATACCATTTAACAGATAAAGACACAAATATAATTAAGGCTCTTGAATTTAATAGAAGAGAATATGCAAAATTTAAAAGAACGTTTTTACAAACTAGTTTAAATACTGGCTTCGACGGAACAGTTAAAGCTCACGTTGATTACATCTTAAAAGAAATAAGCCAAAATAGA